GTTGCTAATAAGAAAGCTGATGAAGGTAAAATAGAATCAGGGGCATCACAGGATGGAAGTATATCATTTGAAGTAATTGCATATAAGAGAATATGTGATGGTAAAGAAATAATTAACGTTGATAAATTAAACGGAATATATAAAATAAATGGTAAGGATATGTTTAGCGATATATCACAATATTTATAAAAATAATTTAATTAATAAAAGCTAGGATAAAAAATCCTGGCTTATTTTATTGGAGGGAAATAACATGGATAAAAAAAATGAAAATACAATGGCAATTACAGGATTAGGAGTATTAACTCTTAGGAAATCAATTTTAATTGATGGTAAAGAAGTAAATGAAATAGAATATGATTTTGATAAATTAACAGGAAGAGATATAGAAGAAGTATTTAAAGAATCAACAAGAAGTGGATATATGGTAAGTGCATCTTATGAATTAGACCCTGTAATTGGAGGAAGAATGTTTGCAAAAGCATCAGATTTGGATTTTTTTAGATATATCTAGATTAAAACTTAAGGATTATACGGAGGCTGCAAATATAGCTAGAGCTTTTTTTTTATAGAAGACTCGGATGGAAACCAAGAAGATCCGAACTAAAAAAAGATAGTATCACAAATAACTCTTGAAACGTCAAACTCAAGAAAAGATTGTTATAATATGAGTTTAGAGGATTTGTTTGAATATTACGAGTCACTTGTAGAAGAAAGTGATCGACGAAATGAAGAATATAAAAAAGCTATGAAAAAGAAGGAGTGATGTAATTGGCTACAACACTTCAAACCAATATAGCAATTGGTGGTAAGATAAGCCCTACTTTACAGAAAGCATTTGCTTCAGTTGCTAAATTTGCAAGTGGAACAGTAAATTCCATAAATAAAGTTAATTCAAAGACTGGTTCCGTTACAAGTTATGCATCAAATCAGTTAGATACTATTAGTGGCAAGGTTAAAAACTGTTTTAGCTGCTAGTGCTATTGCAGTAGGGGCTAAGAAAATGGGTTCAGCAATGATTGACCAAGCTTCAAGCATGGAACAATATAGAAATACATTAAATATTGTTATGAAAGACCAGAAAAAAGCAGGTGAGATTTTTTTCATGGGCTACACAATATGCTAATAAAACTCCTTTTGAAACTGGAGAAATAGTTGATGCTACTGTAAAACTTCAGAGTTATGGCCTAGAAGCTCAAAAAGTATTGCCACTTACAGGAGATATGGCTGGAGCTATGGGAAAATCTATAGACCAAGCAGTTGAAGCAGTTGCAGATGCTCAGACAGGGGAACTTGAACGACTTAAAGAATTTGGAATTACTAAAGATATGATAGTAGCACAAGGAGCTAAAGATCTAGCTGGTATTGAGCTTGTTAATAATAAAGGCCAAATTACAAATCAAAGAGCTTTTAACGCTGCAATGTTTTCTCTTATGAAGGAACGATATAATGGCGCTATGGAAATACAATCTAAAACATTCAAAGGCTTAATGTCTACAACAAGCGGTATCATAAAAAATGGACTAGCTAAAATAGCAGGTATTTCTGATACAGGTGATATTGTTGAAGATTCTGCATTTTATAAAATTAAAGAGAAATTTGCATCAGTAACAGATTATTTGTTGCAGATGCAAGATAATGGATCATTTGATGTTATGGCAGAAAAATTCACATCATTTACTCAAAAAGTATGCGATGGAGTTGATAATGCAATTCCCAAAATACAAAGTGGATTTCAATATGTTCAAAACAATGGACCACAAATAAGAACAATAATTGATTATATTGCAAAGGCCTTTGTAGGATGGAAAGTAATTAGTGGAGTATCATCTGGAGTACAAGCAATACGATCCGTGTATAATTCGATTTGCATTTTGAAGGGCGGTATGGCTGCATTAAGGTTATCAAAACTTAAAGATAAAGCTGATACTATATATTTAACTACATTATATGCAAAAGATGCAGTGGTTAGAAAAGCATCAGCTGTTGCTACTGGAGTTCAAAGTACTGCACATAGAGTTCTTAATGCTTTGAAAATCAAAGAGGGATTACAAGCTGTAAAAAACTGTGCTATTTATGTAAAAGATGCAGCAGCAAGAGGAATATCTACAACAGCAACAGGTATTCAGACTGCAGCACAATGGGCATTGAATAGTGCTTTTTTAGCGTGTCCAATAACTTGGATAGTATTAGGTATAGCAGCTATTATAGCAATATTTGTTCTACTATGGAATAATTGCGAAGGTTTTAGAAATTTCTTTATAGGAATGTGGCAGAGTATTCAATCTGGAATACAGGCATTTGATTTATGGATTACTACAGCTATGACAACTGACTGGACTAATTCGTTTGGGATTTTAGGTAATATTCTAAATGGATTTTTTTATACTGTTGGTACCATATGGGAAAATATAAAACTAGCTTTTAATGGAGTAATAGATTTTATATCAAATGTATTTGCAGGAAATTGGTCAGGAGCATGGCAAAACATAATTCAAATTTTTACTGGAATATTTGGAAGTATTGGAGCTATAGCAAAAGCACCACTAAATGCAGTAATTAGTTTAATTAACACTGCTATAGGTGGAATAAATTCGTTGAGTTTAGATATTCCTGATTGGGTACCACTTGTGGGAGGGCAACACTTTGGCTTAAGTATTCCTCAACTTCCAATGCTTGCAAAAGGTGGTATTACAAATGGTGTAAGTATTGCAGGAGAAGCAGGTCCAGAATCAGTAATACCACTTAAACGAAATAATCCTAGAAGTATTTCATTGTTAGAAAAGACAGCTTCAATAGTAAACCCTAATAATAGTGGTAATAATGGTAATGCACCTACATTTGTATTTTCACCAGTGATAAATGGAGAAGCATCATCGGAAACAGTTAATATGCTAAAACAACAATATGAAGAATTTAAGGATATGGTAAATAAAATATTAGATGAAAGGGAGAGAGTTGAGTTTGCCTAGAGAATGTTATAGATATATAACCATAAATGGTGATACATTTGATAGAATTGCATTAGATTTTTATGGTGAAGAGAATTATAGCACATTTATAATGCAGCTTAATCCTAATCATATAAGAACTATAATTTTCGAAGCTGGCGTTGAATTAATAATACCAAAATTAAAAGTAAGTGATAAATCAACGTTGCCTCCATGGAAAAGGTAGGTGGTAATATGGATTTATACTATCAAGGAGTAAAACTAGATGTAGTTGTAGTAGATTATAAAATTGATGATAATATGGGTGGAAAATGTGATAGTGTATCGGTTATATTTTCAGACATAAAACATGAATGTAGGACATGGGATTTTAAGAAAAATGACATTATTGAAATGATAGAGTATCCATTCTCAAGTGGAAAAATGTTTGTTGATGGGTACTCTTGTTCTAACGGATATTATTCAATAAAAGCACTATCAATAAAGAAAAAATTTAAAACAAAGAAATCAAAAGTATGGGAAAATGTAAGATTTTTAGATTTAGCAAAAGATCTGCTTAAAGATTGTGAATTAGATTTAGAAACTTATGGATTAAATGATTATTTGTATACACGAGTTGATCAATTAGAAGAAAATAATATTGAATTCTTGAATTATAGATGCAAACTTGAAGGATATAATCTTAAAATAACAGATGGGAAAGCAGTAATAGTAAGTGAAGAATTCCTAGAAAAGCAGGATACAGTTTTAACTGTTACTCCTGCTGATTTTAAAGATAAATATGAATTTGAATGTACTTCAAATAAAGTATTTGGAGGGTGTGAAATAAGTTCATTTTCAAAAGAATTTATAAAGGGAAGCTATATTTATGATAATACACTAGAAGTTTTGAAGGTAAATGATATAGTTGTATATAATATCGAAGAAGCAAATAGATTTTCTAAAAATATTTTGAGATCCTATAACAAAAAAGAAACTACAGGATATTTCTATATTGAGAAAAATAATAATATAGCTGCAGGGAATAATATTAAAATTCAAGATTTAGCACTATTTAGTGGTAAATATATAATAGAAAATTTATATTCTGCTTCAAGTGGAAAAACTAAGTTAAAAGTCAGAAAAGTACTGGAGGGATATTGATGTTTAGAAAAGGGTACATATCAGAGTTGAAAGAATCTAGTGCTAGAGTGACATTCCCAGATTTAAATAATACTGTATCTGGGTGGTTAGCTATAAGTGAGTTTAAAGTAAAGTGTATAGAAAGTTGCAATAATACAAACTGTACTGCTACATTAGATTTAAAAATAGGATCAAGTGTGATTGTATGCCTTTATGATGGTATAAATTCAGGAATAATAATAGCAAAGGGAAGTGAAATTTAATGAGTTTAGGAGGGTTTGCTGAAAAAACTTTTGAAGTAAATAGCAAAAAAATATACACATTTGATGATTATTCAAATAGCTTTGGAATAAGTGTTGAAGAGCAGGAAGTAGAAAATGACAGACCTTCAAACTACATTAAGGGATTAGATTTAGAAAAACCTAGCTTTACAATAGATTTAAGACAATCATCAAGTGTTGATGTTGAAACTGAATTAAAGGAGTGGAAAGAAATATGTTATTCCAAAACGCCACATATGCTTTTTATAGGAAATACTCCAGTATCTGATAATAAATATATTTTAGAAAAAGGTGATATTTCAGATTCATTAATAATTAACTCTGGGAAAATGATTAAATGCAAACTTAAATTGACATTTAGGGAACACGTACGATATGGTGCAAAAAAAGAAGAAGGTACATCATCTGAAACTAAGAAAAGTTCGGGTTCGAACTCATCTAAAAAAAAGAAATCTTCAACAAGCTCTTCGGATAATACTATGTCTAGTGACGATGAAGCAAAAGTTTCAGCTTTAGAAAGCCAAATTTTTGGAGGATAACTATTATGGAATATGAAGTTTACTCAAATAAAAATTATCTAAATTGGAATGCAAAAGGTGATGAAAGGATAATTCAAAATGTAAATACTATTTTAAATACCTTTAAAGATGAAGTACCTTATGATAGGCTTATGGGCAGAAATCCGGATAACTTAGATAAACCACTTGAAAAGGTGAAAAATAAAATAATAGAGGAAACATATGATTTAGTAAATACTTATGAAACAAGAGTTAAAGTAAAAGAAGTTAACATTGTATATGAAATTGATGATAACAATAGTAAAATTCCAGTAATAAAGGTGGTGATAGAAATTGTACATTAATTTTGTTAATATTAATGCAGAAACTGTATATGAAGAAATAGTACGCAATATTGAATCTGATCTTGGAGAAAAACTTCATGAAGGTGATGAAAAAAAGCTATTTATAAAATCCTTGATGCCTATAATAATGGCATTAAAAAATGATATAAATGATACAGCAAACCAAAACTTTCTTGAGAATTCGAGAGAAGAAAAAACTGATGCTATAGCTAACAGTTATTTTGATACTAAGAGATTAAAACCAACTAAAGCATCGTGTTCTGGTAAAGCAGTATTATCAGAGGTTCAGAAAAAAGATATTCTTATTCCATCTGGAACTAAAATAACATCAGATGGAATAAGAATATTTGAAATAAAAGAAAATTATATAGTTAAAGCAGGCCAAAAGGAAGTTGATGTAAAACTTGTTTCAACATCTATTGGGGAAAAATATAATGGAATATTAGCTGGAAAGATAAATCATATTATTGATCCTATTGCATATGTTTCAGAAATTTATAATACTGAAATATCCAAGGAAGGATCTGATATTGAAGATGATAAATCATATAGAGAAAGAGCTAGGTTAGAAATGGAAAGTAAGAGTTGTGCTGGTCCGGAAGGAGCATATGAATACTACGCATATTCAGCAGACAACTCTATATCAGCAGTAAAAGTAGTATCTCCATCACCTGGAACAGTAAGAATATTAGTAGTTGTTGATAATGGAGAAAGTCCTTCAGATGAAATACTAAAAAAAGTATATGATGAGTGCTCTCCTAGAGATAGACGACCACTTACAGATAAGGTTGAAACAGGAACTCCAGAAATAGTTGAATATGATATTGATTTAACATATTACTTAGATAAAAACTTTCATACTTATGAAGGAAAATGGCGTAAAGCTATTGAAGGTGAAAACTTTGATTACGAAAGTGGAGCAATAAGGACATTTATTAACTGGCAACAAGAGGACATAGGTAGATCTATAAATGTTGAAGAGCTAAAGTTTCAGATATTAAATTCAGCAACTTATGAAGTGGATAATAGAACTTTATCTGGAGTTAGAAAATTAATTATAAATAGTCCTGGCTATGATAACATTGAAGAAATTCAATTAGCAAAGGTAAGAAACATTAATGTTACATATGGAGGGAAATTATAATGGACTTAAATAAAATAGATTTATTAAGTTTGCAAACTTCATATATGCAAAAAGATAACTTTGTACAAGCTTTATGTAAAGCACTTAATCCAGTATTTCAAAAATTAAGTGATAGCACAAGGCTTGTATTTATTTATGGGAGAATAGATGAACTAGAGGAAGAAGCTATTGATTCTCTTGCCTGGCAATTTCATGTTGATTTTTATGACTATACATTATCTTTAGATCAAAAGAGAGAACTTGTTAAGAAGTCGATATATTTACACATGATAAAAGGGACTCCAAAAGCAGTAGAAGAGGCATGTGCAACAGTCTTTGGTAAAACAAAGCTAAAAGAATGGTTTGAATATGGTGGGAAGCCTTATTTTTTTGGACTTGATGTTGATATAACAGAAGTTGGGGCATCTCCTGAAGAACTAAAAAAACTTGATATCTTAATTGATGTTTATAAAAATAAAAGATCATGGATAGATTATATTAATTTATTTATAGCTAGTAAAGGGGACATATATATTGGAGCATCTACTTTAATATCAGAAGAAATATCGGTTTTGCCATGGAATATTACTGAAATAAATGCAAAGTTTGATATTGAAATTAATGCTAGAAGTATAAGTAGCGAAATAATAGAAATTTATCCAAGGGAGGAATAATTAATGGCTGAATTAAAGGGGAGTAAATATTATACGGTAGTAACTGATATTGGTCAGGCTAAAATAGCAAATAGTATTTATAGCGGCAAAAAATTGGATCTTACTTTATTGAAGCTAGGTGATGGAAATGGTGCATTTTATAATCCTGATTCTAGTCAGACAGATGTAAAAAAAGAAGTATGGAGAGGTAATGTTGTAGATGTAGAAATTGATGCTGGTAATCCTAATTGGATTAATATATATACGGTAATAGCTCCAACCGATGGAGGATTTACTATAAGAGAAATGGCAGTTTTCGATTCTGATGGAGACATGATAGGAATATGTAATTGTGCAGAATCATATAAACCTACATTAGATGAGGGAAGCGGAAAAGAAATAACTATGAAAATGACATTAGCTGTAGTAAATACGTCAGCTATAACATTAAAAATAGATCCAACAATAATTTATGCAAAAAGGAAAGATGTACTGGAATTACAGACAAAAGTAAATGAAATTACTAAGCAAATAAACAATTTAGAGAATGATAGTTATCCAATAGTAGAAGCAACAGGAGCAAATGCTTATATAGGAGCTAGTGCAAGAATAAAAGCAGTAGGAAAGGGTACAAGATGTACGCTATTTGTTGGAACAGCAAGTAATGGTAATTGTAGTTTAAATTTAAATAATTCTGGAGCAGTAGCCATTAAGGACAGTAATGGAAATGTAGTTACAAATATGAAAGCTAATATTCCTTATAATCTCTGTCATAATGGCTCGGATTTTATATTACAGGGTAAAGGGGGTGGTGGAAACTTAATCCCTAAATACTTATTAGCTGGTTATTATGGAGAAGGTGATAATGGATGTGTAGATGGTGCTATGGTTAATCGAGGTGCACCGACATCTAATTTAAATTGTGGAGGAGTTGTTAATTTACAGGAAGGTTATTATGCTGGTGGACAAATTATAGCTAATAGTTTAGCAAGTCAAACTCCAGCAAATGCAACTGCTGCACAAATTTTAGCTGGATATAGTGCTTGGGTTAATGGGATTAAAATAAGTGGAAATGCTACAATACAAAGTTTGGGTGGAAGTACTTTTGTTAGCGGAACAGGGTCTGTAACATTAACAGAGAAACAAAGTCGTATATTGGTAGATTTCTCTGCAAAAGTTCCTTCTACTGTTAGAGTTATTTGGGGCAAATTCACTTCTGGAAGTTCATTCTATTTTGTTAATTTTAGAAGTGAAACTAGTGGAACTTTCAAGCCAATAGTATGGGATAAGTATTATAGCAAATATGCAGATGAAAATCCAGTTGCTATCACTGGAATTAATCTGGGAGATGGAGATTCATCTCATACTTGGTCTGCTGGAACTTATACTTATACTTGGTATGCGATTTAAAAAGGAGTAATAATTCATGAAAACATTAATAGTTTATGATTCGAAAGGAAATTTAGTTTTTACACAAACAAATGCATTAGAGAAATATAACTGTATTGTAGAAGATGTAGCCGATAATAAAGAACTTATTGGAGTAGATATATCCACAAGAAAGTGTATAACAGTAGATAGACAAGCAACTACAGAAGAAAAAGAACAACTTAAGAGAGAATTAAATGAAAAGAATATTGAATTAGAAAATACAAAGCAGGAATTGTTAAAAACACAGGCTACCGTAGTGGATGTAACCTATAACAATTTATTAAAATAGAGAGGAAGATGTAAAATGACTAAAATTTTAGAAAACTTAATTAACAACAAATATTATTCAACAAAGGAAGAAGTAGAGCAGAAGCTAAATGTATTTTTTGCATTTAATGTTCTTACTCAAGAAGAATATACAAAATTAATGCAGCTTGCAGAAGAAAAGTACAAAGAAACTACTACAGAAGAAACAGTTACAACAGAGTAGAATGTAATCAAATAAAAAGTAATAAGAGCAAAGTTTAATCACCAGTAGGTGTTTTTATTTTTGCTTAAAATAAGAGAGGAGACAAATAGTATGTTTAATAAAAAAGTATTTGAAGTCTATCTTAATCTAGAGGGGGAGGATTGTAATGTTCAAATAGAAATTAATACAAATATTGATGTTGATGGATTAATTACAGAAACTGAATTAGAACAAATAAGAAATATAACTTTAAATATATGTAAAAGAATAAATATTAAAAATGGGGATGATGAACTAAAATTACCTAGCAGACTTAATTAATTTATAATAATTAACTTTAAAGCATTATAGAGTAAGGACGTGATATTATGTTAAAACCACCTATTTGTCGTATGGGAGGCAAAAGTAAATTAAGAAAAACAATAATTGAAATGATACCAGAACATACTTGTTATATTGAATTATTTTTTGGAGCAGGATGGGTATATTTTGGGAAAGAAAAAAGCAAAGTTGAAGTTATAAATGATATAGATAAGGAACTTATTAACTTATTTAAAATGATAAAATATCATTCTCCGGAAATAGAAAGACAATTAGAATATGAATTTTCTGGCAGAGATATTTTTGAAGAGTATAAACATTGCACAATTGAATACCTAACAGAAATTCATAGAGCTGTAAGATTTCTATATTTAATAACACAAAGCTTTGCAGGGCGTGGTGGAGTATATGGATATGGTACGAATACAAAACCATCACCACAAATTTTTTATAAAAATGTACTTGGAGATTTAAAAGAGAGATTAAGAAACACTTATGTTGAAAATTTATCTTTTGAAAAAATCATAGATAAATATGATCGTGAATATAGTTTTTTCTTTTGTGATCCTCCCTATTTAGAAACAACTGGGTATGGAAATACATTTGGAGAACACGAACATTTAATATTAAGAGATAAACTTTCAAATATCAATGGGAAATTTTTATTAACAATAAACGATCATGAGAATATAAGAGGATGGTATAAAGACTTTAACATAAAAGAGGTACAAGTTAATTATTCGGTTTCAAAAGAAACTAAGGGAAGAGGGAAATATAAAGAATTAATAATAACAAATTATTAAATGTATTTAAATTTAATAACCATAAAGTAAATTCTGAGACTTTTTATAGGTCTTTTTTTATTTATGAAAGTTTCAAACGTTTGGAAATATTAAAGAAAAGAGGTGTCAGATGGAGACAATAAGCGTTGCATTAATTTGCACAATTTTAGGTGTCACTATAACTTATTTATCATTTCAAAGAAATAAAAGCAACGATATTAGAGCAGAGACAAGAGAAGATGCAGAAACAAAAGCAAAGCTAGATTATATCAGCAAAGGTGTAGACGATATAAGATTAGATAATAAATCAAGAGATAGGCAGATTAATGAACTCGCAAAAGACTTAATAGAAGTTAAGCAGAGTGTAAAATCGGCACATCACAGAATAGACTCATTAGGAAAATAGAAAGAAGGAATTAAAAATGGAATTAACAAATCTTATTCAATTTATCCCAGAAAACTTATTAATATTAATTGTAGCAACTTATACTTTAGGAATATTCTTAAAGAAATTAGAAGGTGTTAAGGATAAGTATATTACTATATCACTTATGATATTCAGCATTACCTTTTCAGTTTTATTAAATTTAATTAATACAGAATACATGGTAATGTACAAAGCTATTGTCAATGCGGTACTTCAAGGCATTTTATGTTGGGGAGTTGCTGTAGGAGTTAACCAGACAACTAAGCAATTAAATAAAGAAGAATAATCATGGCAGCCTTATGGCTGTCTTTTATATTTTGAAAATTAATTAATGAAAGAGGATGTTATTAATGAAGTTAATATTTAGTGATGGCCATACTCCAAGTGGAACTGCTGGGTGTGGAGCTGTTGATATAATAGATGAAAGCATATGCACAAGGGAGGTTGGTCCTTTATGTGTTAAATATGCATCTCAGGAAGGACATAATGCATGCGAATTAGTTGTTAATCATGAAAATTCATATAATTGTGAAGATTGTTATACAAGAGTAGATCAAGCAAATAATATAGGTTCTGATTTGTTTACAGAAATACATTTTAATTCTGGAAGTGGAAATCCTAGTGGAGTTGAAGTTTTAGTAAACAGTATGAATAGTAGTGCTGTTAAATATGCTGAAAGAGTATGTGAAAAAATATCTTCTGCTTTTAATATACCAAATAGAGGAGTTAAGGTTCAAAGATTAATTGTCTTAAGTAGAACTAATATGCCGGCTATGTTAGTTGAATGCCACTTTGTACAAGAACATGATGGGGTTCTATATGATGCTGATAAACTTGCAAGATGTATAGTTGGAGGAATATTAAATAAAGACATATTATCAAATTGGAATTTAGGTTGGAATGGTGTGCCAGATTCATGGTGGTACTGTACTAGCGTAGAAGACAAAACATATTATAAATCAGAATGGAAGTTAATAGATAACAAATGGTATCTATTTGATTCAGAAGGATGGTGCAGGGTTGGATGGGTTAAGTATATAACTAATTCTAACAATAAAGTTGTGTGGTATTATTTAGATTCTGATAATTGTGATATGGCTATTGGATGGCATAAGATAGATGGAGACTGGTTCTTCTTTGATAACAATGGTGAAATGGCTACAGGCTGGATTGTTGACAATGGAAAAGACTATTATTTATACAGCACAGGTCAGATGGCTCACGACTGCGAAATGTATGGATATAAATTTGATTCAGAAGGTGTTGCTACAAAAATATAA